CATGAAGAAACATTAAATCGTTATGCCAATTCAACGATAGATTCTGGTGAGAAACCAGGTGCAAAAGGATACATAAAGTTTTTACAAGCGCATCATCAGAAAAGAATCGATTCTGTAAAAACAGAAAAAGCAAAGAATCAAAAAGCAGAAGAAATGCGTGCTGCAATTAATCATGTAAATGATAATCTAGACAAGTTTGATCGTACCTTTGATGTTCACCACCATCTACAACAAGCCACATATGCAGTTGCTGACTCACTATCTAAAACTGCACATGGTGGTTATTCTCATCATATCGATGGTGAAGAAGCTGCTGGTGAAGGATTCGTTTCAAATGGAATGAAATTTGTTCCTCGTAAATTCACTGAAGCCAATCGTAAAAGATCAGCAATATTCAAAGCGCAGAAAGCACAAAAGAGTGTGATATGAGTAAAGCAACATTTACATTCGGAAGATTTAATGCTCCAACTGAAGGTGGACATGGCAAATTAGTCAGCGCAGTTCAAGGACATGCTGAAAAAACTGGCGGTCGTCATTATATTTTCCCATCACATTCTCAAGATGCCAAGAAAAATCCATTGGCTCATGGCGAAAAGGTTGGATTTATGCGTCGTCTATTTCCAACTGCAAATATTGTTTCTTCAGGCAAAGTGCGAACAGCAATCGATGCGATGAAACATTTAGAGAAACAAGGACACACTCATGTCACAATGGTAGTGGGTTCTGATCGTGTCGATGACTTCCATTCTCTGCTCAATAAATACAGAAAGAAAGAATATCCAGGAGTTAAAAAGGTCAACGTTGTGTCAGCAGGACAACGTGACCCAGACGCGGAAGGTGCAGAAGGAGAATCTGCTTCGAAGCATCGAGCGCTAGTTGCTGCTGGAAAACGAGATGAGTTTATTGGAAAATATAGCGATAAGAAACTCGGCGCACAAATACATGATGCATTAAAAAAAGGTATGCAAATGGAATCAACAAACCCAATCGGCATTTTTTTACTTGGTGGTCCAGGAAGCGGAAAAGACTATGTTCTTAAGAACATCTTTTCTCGTTTTGATTTGACCGAAGTTCAAGCAGATCAAATTCTCAATGGTGCTGCTGCTGAACTATTTGAATCAAATCAAAATATCGTTATCAATGGCGCTAACGATGCTGAGAAAATTGAACTTGTTCAAAATTTACTAGAAGGTTATACATTTGATTTTGTGCATGTATCTGTAACGAATAAGGTTTCACGCTTACGCAATGAACAACGCGAACAACCAATCACAGAATCAAAACGTATTGACAAATATCTAAAAGCTGAGCAACTTGCTAAAGATGTTGAAGCGTTTATTTTCAATAACTCAATTAATTTGAACGAGTCTTCAGAACTAGAGAAAGTTTTCTTTGGCGATCAAATCGAAAAACTTTTAGAAAGAGTTACAAGTCTTGGTCTTGAAATGAAATCAACTCCTGAGCCAAAGTCTTTCTCTGTAATTAAAGAAAAGTATTTTCCACCAGTCGCAAAAGATAAAGCATCTGGAATGATGGATGAGGCAGAACTTCAGAAAGTTCGTCGCCTTCCGCGCAGTGGAAACATCACTGCAGTCATGGACAAGAGACAAGAAACTGGTCGAGTTTCAGAGGATGTAGTTGCTGAGGGTGCGGCTGATTCTTCACTCGCAGCAAAAGCTGAGAAGTCAGGTATTTCAGTAGGAACGCTCCGCAAAGTTTACAAGCGTGGAGTTGCTGCTTGGAATTCTGGACATCGTCCAGGAACAACACCACAACAGTGGGGTCATGCTCGTGTGAACTCTTACATCAATAAAGGAAAGACTTATCACACAGCAGATAAAGATCTTCGTGAAGAAACCGAAGAAGATATTAATACACTTTTTGAAATGCAATTAATGGGTACTGACGAATATCGTAAGCATGCTATTGCTATGACGCCAGGACAGGGAGAAATTGAAGATGCTTACAAGTCTAAGAAAACTGTTAAGTCCGAAGAAGCAGAGTGTGAATGTGGAGGAGATTGCGGCTGCAAAGATGGCTCTCAAAATGAGTCAGTTGGAGGAGCAAGTGAACGAAGTGTTCCAAAGAGTTTCAGAGACCTCCGAACCGAAGCCAAAAAAGAAAAAGAAGAAGACACAGAAGTAACAGCAGTTTTCGATCCTAAACTAGGCGACTCTAAGAAAAAAACAAAAAACTTGAAATCACCTCCAAGAAATCTTGATTCAACAATGCAAGGTCTCCCAGTTGCATCTCGCTTCAATGCTTATGAAGAAAAGAAACCAGAAGAAAAAGGTTTCATGCCAACACCTCGTCAGGTTCCTGCTCCTCCTGGCGGTCATTCTGTTCCAAAGGGATATAAGCGAGTCAAAGATCATATCGCTGGTTGGAAACTTGTAAAGGAAGAAGATTCTTCTGAACTCACTCTCGAAGAAGCAGTTCAGTATCATACAGAAAATAATATTTCTTTTACTCAAAACGTTTTCCGTCCAGGTTCAGAAATGTTCTTTGAATTGATTGGAGAGGCAAAGCGTCTTTATAAGGAAGGCAAATATACACCAGCTGATGAATATGAAGTCGATCTTCTAAACTCAGATATTGGTGAGATTGCAGAATACGAAGGACAAACAGTCGTTCTAGACTATCCAATTGAGGAAGGTCTAGAGGAATGTTGGAAAGGTTATGCTCAACGCGGAATGAAAAAGAAAGGCGACAAGATGGTCCCTAATTGCGTTCCTGTGAGCGAAGAAGGAGATCCAACTGGCGGCAAGGGCATCGGTAAACCATTTCGCTCTGGTGGTGGCGGTGCGGTTTATGTTCGTGTTGGTGATGGTATTCGTAAGATTACCTTCAGCAATTCTGGTATGGCAAAGAAATACAACGATCCAGCAAGAGTTCGTTCTTTCGTCGCTCGTCACCATTGTTTAACGAATAAAGATAAGACGTCAAGATCCTATTGGGCTTGCCGTTGGCCAAGATACTTTTCTGATTCAGGACAAACATGGTGGTAGAAAAAAAGCCATATGAAGACCAAGAACTAAATAATTGGTCTTTTATACGAACTTTCAGGCACGATGTATTGACTGAGGAGTTGGTTTGGCATCGTGATGAGAACGGTAGATTTATAGAAGTTTTGGAAGGAAGTAATTGGGAAATTCAAATTGATAATGGACTTCCAAAGAAGTTATACAAAGGCGATAGGTTTTTTATTCCTGCAAAAACTTATCATAGAATAAAGCGCGGGACAACAGATCTTAAATTGAAGATCGAGGAATTCTAAATGGCAGACGTAAAAGTTCCAGCACTCTTGCATAAGATGTCAAAGGCTGCTCAAAAGGCATGGTATAAAAAGAACAATATGAAGATGCCCGATGACATGGAAGGTAGATCTGCTGCTGCAGCGAAGAAGGTGAAGGTAACACCAAGAAAAGAGATTGCTGTTGAGCCTGGTTCTGTGCGCGCTTTAAATGCAGCAAGACAGCAAGCATACATGGCAAAAGGTGGTCGTCAACCTATTGGTGCTGCTGGTTCAGGCGGTCATAGTTCTATGGCTGGATCAAACATGTCAACTGCAAAGGGAATGATTGCTGGAATCAAAGCTGGATTCAATCCAAAAGTCTCTCTTGATCCATATGAATCCGAAAGAGCAAAGAAAACTGGACCGAGGTCATTAAAAATGAAAAAAGAAGAAGTCGAACTCGATGAAGCAAATATGCGCTTCGATTATGAAGCAGCCGCTCGTCCAAAGTCATCTGATGTCAAGAACTTCTTAAATCGAGATAAGAATCCTCGTGCTGCTGCTGCTTCTAAAAAATATATTCGCCGCATGACAAAACTTGGTGGTCTTGGTCCAAATCAAACCAAGAAAGACACCGAAGCACACATGAAGGCTCATTTTGAAGAAGCCGAGCAGGTTGATGAAGCAGCAAAAACAAAGAAAGAGAAACTAAAAGCACTTCTATATCGCGACAGATCAAATGTAAGAGAATTAGGCAAGGGCGCAGGTCTTACCGCTGC